ACAACTATCAGCCCAACGTATAGTCGTTCATTATCATCGTCCAACACATTAACTCAATCAAGATCAATAACAATTACTTCCACAAACAGAACAAAATAGTATAATAACAATATTTTTGAACAACTATACAATAATTTTGTTCAAAAATAGCGACCGCACATTTATTTAGCAAACGAAAACCAAACTGTAAAAATCATTTTATTTGCCGTAACAGAAAATTTCATCTCATCCAAAACCCGCTTCTCCAAATACTCCTTATTATCTATCATATAAACACCAGGCTCCACAATAGAATCTATATGTATATTAAATCCAAAAGATAAAAAATAATCCTTTAATTTATTCAAATCGCTCTGAGAAACAGAAGCAATATTTACACGGTCTCCATACCATTTTTTAATACCGTGCGTCATTATTAATAACAATACCTCAAAAAGTTCCGATGGCTCAGACACATCAAAATCAAGACGAATAGACTTTGGCGCACTTGCCTCCGTGGAAAATAACTCTCTTGAAAAATCCTCTACCGAATTCATTGTATAAGGCTTTCACTCATCTAGACTTTAGACCCCGCATAAATCAACCTTTTTCTTAAAGCCAGATATAGACGTTGAAGAATTAAGTACAGCAGTTACAGACTATAATTCACTAGATCCCTTTACTGTAGTTGATTCCATAACTAAAAACGGCACAATCAAACTATATAATCCCCCATGGCGATTTGCCTCATTTACAGATGAATAAAGCAAAGTCCTTACCACTATTAGAAGCAATATTTTTTGGCAACCACCTTGATATATTCACTCTGTAAAAACATATAATATAAAAGATTTATGGATGTCCGGCAATAAAATAAAACCAAATATTAGATGGATACTGATACAGTTTGTGTTATTTCACGCATACATATAGGAGAACTTCCTTATGTTAATTCATTCTTAGATTACTATAAGCGTATAGGTATAAATAAGGTCTATCTGGTCATAACAAAACAGGATGAAGTTGTTCCCATTTCTGATTATTTACAAATGTACGAATCATTTGTCACATATATCCCGGTTGAGTTGGACCCGACTCAGAGCATATCAATGGATAATATGAACCAGATATTAGACCTAATCACGGAAACCTATACTTTACATATAGATATTGATGAATTTCTTGAAATTGCGCCATACCCAAATATACTGGACCTAGTGCATTCCACAAATGCCGTTAAAATACATTTCCCCTGGGCCATAACAGTAAATGATGGTATTTCGGATATAACAAAGGCATGTAGTGGTATGACACACAGGAAAAAGCCATATAAAACCCTTTGTAGAACAGAAGATATAGCAAATTTTACCAACAACGGTCACGATTTTACTACAAAAACACAAGTAGATGAACTATTTAGTAGAAATTACCTAATACATTACTGGGGTCGCACATACAATGACATTTTATTGAAGGCGATTTATGCAAACGGATTTAAAAACGCAAAAGTCAATACTTTGGAGGAGGTATTATCATTTGTAGATAACCCAGATATTAATGCCCTGCCAAATCGTTTGAAAATGTTGGCACTACTTTCCAGATTGGATAAGCCTATTGATTTGGTAAATAATTATAGTATTAATTATATAGACCACGCAAAAGAGAATGAACTTTTATACGGACCACTTACCCATTTACAACGTGATACACTATATGCTAAATATGTAAATTTCAGAAATAATATGGATATTTCCCAGTATAGAGACCACTACTACGAATCTGGGCTTTTGGGGTTTGATTGGCTACAAGTTACAGTATAATTACACAATATACTATTTTTTATATTATATTTTACAATATAAAAAGCAGTAAAAACAATACGCTACACAATAAACACAGTTATTTTTTATCAGCAATTTCCAAACCATCGTCAAATCGATTGGAAAAGTATTTACGAATGCGACCCTTATACAAATCTGTTTTTAATTTAAACAGCCCATTTTTATCTACATTAATTATATCACGAATATCTTTTACTGAATTAAAAATTCCACGCCGTGTAACATATTGTCTATTTTTATTGTCACCGTGCCATAAATGATATACACTGCCATTTATAAAGCACACGGACGGTGACTCCTTACTAACTGCCTTTTTATATTCTTCTAAAGCCGGTTGGATATAACTCCGTGGTGTATAATTTGTATAATTCAAAAACACAGTTGCGCTAAGTGTATCTCCGTCTCCCAAAATTCCGTACTGAAAAAACCCCACCTTACGATACCAATCACGCTGGAAACCCCAAGCAAATCCAGGGTGATACCCACCTATGCCACCGTCGTTATTTATGATCCCAAGCCGTTTATAAAATACCATAGGAATACGCTCTTTGACAACATGTCTATAAGTTATATCTAGCCAAACGCATTTGTTAAACGGTTGTACTATATTAAACGACTCTAATTTATGAGACAGTTCATTATACCAGTTTGCGTTTTGAAATATTAAATCAGAATCAATAAAGACAAGTTTGCTGTACGATTTAGGAATGTGTTTTTCCAAAATATGACAAAGTCTCTCTTTTTGAAATAAAATGAACTCCGTTTTTACATGCACTGCATCGTATATTTCAGGAACATTTTCGTACATTTCAATGGTATAATACGGTATATTGGCCATTTTAAGTTTCTCCACGACATATAAATAATTCATCAAAATGCGCTTGGACTTAATACAATTAAAATAGACTAATCCAACCGCCAAATCCTTTTGAACTGGCGCAACATATTTGAAATTATAGAGGTCAAATGATTTGGTCAAAGTCGTTTTTTTGCTTAACCGTTTTAATGTCATATTTTTCATATTACATCGGGACGAACGTGTCTTTCTGGTCTGTGGCATGTCCTAAATAATAATGAGGAAAAATTATTTAGTCCGTAAATAATCGTTCTGCTATACCGTTTTGAAATCGTATCCAATTATGAGACATAACAAATACCTGGACCTCCCATTCTCTATTGTCCACGCCCTCTGGCGGCGAAACAAATAAATCCAATCGCATTTCAGCCCTACTGGCATTTACAGACCCAGTCGGACCAAACTTAACTGGGTCAGAAGCAAAACTATAGGCATAAATATAAGAATCAAGTAATTGTATTTCGCCGGGATTTTGTAAGGCTCCACGGTATCTCCACCAGAATTCATCTTGTTCCGCCCAAATAACTGTTCCAACACGCAAAACTGCCTTTTTCAAAAGAGGTCGCTGGGGTTTAAAGACCGGTTTAATTTCATCTTCCAAATATGCGCCGTAATTTGTCCATGAATTAAAACGCCAATTGGCTTTACGACGTAAAAACCAAACAATTTGTCGTATTGGGCCATTTGCCGCTTCCAATGGCAATGACACATGAATTTGTTCTTTATCGGAGGGACCTATTAAGTATTTTAATGGTTCGGCAAACGGTATATTAATAACCGGTTCAGTAAATATTTCATGTGGTCTGTGTAAATAAGCAGACCGTAAATCACCATCAATGTGTACAAACCCACAAACAAGAATGGCATTTTTCAACTTTGGAGGCACTCCTTCCATAACAGCCTCATATGTAATGGGAATCTTGGCATCGTTATCAGTAAAATTAATTTGTGTATTCAACATAGTTTCGTCACAATTGCGTTTAAAACCAACTTTACGAATAACATCTTCAAACTTTCGCAAAGTAATATGAAATCGGACGTTGCCTTCGCCATGAACACTTACAAGGGGAAAGGCGGCATTTCGTCGTCGTGCAAACCAAAATGGGAAATAGGCATAGACAGAACCGTCTTCGGTAGGTAAAACAGTTTTAATAGGGTTAGTCAAATCTTCACTGCCGAAAATTGAATCACGCCACCCAGAACCTCTAGACGGATCCAAACACATTTTATGCCACACATCCATCCAGTCTCCTGACCACTGCTCAATAACTATACCGTTTACTTCCATCTCAACGTGTTGAATGGCATTTGAACCTAAACTAGATGCCCAGGTCCAAGCACCAGAAATGTCTTTGTATGTCCATTGATTTGGCACTGCATTCATTAAGCCATTAACAACATTGCCGGGAAGCCACGATTCTGGTGTTATTCGTAATGCGACCCACGATAAACAATCACCGCTCCATGGAAACGGTAAGGTAAATGTAATACGTTGCCCCCAATTAGCGGAACCTGTATATGGCATTTCCAAAGTCTCCTGGGCAAAATTATGGTATGGTTGAAAATTAGGTTGAAAAACACTGTGTGTAGCATCTTGTGGGTAAAAAAAATCGTCTTGGTTTCCCCTATCGACAAGGCTGACTAATCGTCGCATCCGACCATCAGACATGAACTTCCTTCTATTTATTACTATTCTCATTACTGCTTAAGTTCGCCACTGCGTTTTACAAACTGTACAGATATACTGAAATTTCAATTGTGACGAATCAGTTTTAATGTAAATAACATCACGAAGTGACTGATTCTGGATTGATTCGCAGGAATCATTGGGACACTTTAACTTTTGAGTGTGGGGTAAAGTAGGGTCGGACAGTGTATATGAATTCACAGTAACTCCACTGGCACCTAAACCGGCACTTGTTCCAGTTGTCTGAAAAGTGGTCTCAAGAACCAGGGCATCTTTAGAGGAACTGGGTTCCATAGGCTCATTGAAGCCGCATTGACGACACTGTAAAGTCAAATTATTTGTGTCTGCGCCAACCGATAGATATAGAAAATAATCGCAAACAGAGCAGAATCGCATGTTCTTTTATAATTAGATTAGAAGTTTAGAATCCTCAAATTTTTCCGTAAAATCGTTAATATATGTTTATTCTAAATTTACGTCGGATAGCCCAACTTAATGAACTGCGCCAGTATATTCCTCTTTCTTGTCTCAAATGAATACTTGCTTCACGTGGAGTCAAGGCAAATTGATTGGCAAAACTATTAATAGTTCGTGTAGTTTGACCAATTGTCTTCTTAAAATTTTTATACTCTTCAGAGGCTTTTATGGAATTTATAGCATCCGTACGTGTAGTTTTAATTGTATTTAAAAATGTTGAAATTTCGCTTTTAAATCCACGTGATCTGAGAATCAGCAGTTTGGTAAAAAGATTTCGGGCCTTATTTCTAGCCCGTATTTTAGCATTTGCCTCTTTTGTGGCCTTTTTAAAAGCGGGTTCACACATTCGCGCATTTGTTTTTGCCAGAATCTCTTCTTCGGTTACTCCAAAGTTATGTTCCCACTTGAATTTAATTAAAATTGAGCCACAATCGCAAATAACTTCGGGCCTATTATGATAATAATGCTCATCGGTAAAATTTAGCATACAAATTGTGTGAACGGAAACATTACAACAGGGGAGTTGGGCTTTTGCTTCATTATCAAGTAAGGGATTATCACATATAAAACACTCCATTTATTAAAAATACAAAAAATAGTTTTAAGTGTTCTTGTCGTAGTCACTTACCCGTGAAAATCACTATATAATTTTTATCTTATGTTATCTTAATAAATGGAAACAAACAACATAAGAAACTATGATGAAATAACAGACAACATTATTAAACCATACCAATTAAGACAGAGGAAGATAAAGATGCCTACCTCCGATTTCTCACAATCAATAATAACAGTTTAACATTATGTCACAAATACTACAATGACAAATACATAAATAGTATGCTGGAATATAGTGATTGTTTAATATATTTTATTAGTGAAGAGAACCATAAAGATATTATAGGATTTGCCCTTTTAAAATTTAAAAGTAAAAAGAAAGGGAAAATACTAGATATATTATTGGCATGCGTAATTCCCAATAAGAATAAATTTGGTAAAATGATAGCACATTCTATATATAAATTTGCTGTTAAATACAAATACCAGTTTCTATACGTCTCACCACACACACCAGAACTTCGCAAAACATTTATTAAATATGGATTTGAAAGTATTCACGGAAGAGAAGGAATAGATGAAATATTGGAAAAAGAATTAGATTTGAATATACCCACATTTCATAAAAGGGGAATAACACAAAAAATCAAGCATACATCTTCTACCGCAAATATAAATTATATTGAAGATATTTATTTAGACCAAGAAGATTACCCAATAAAATACGATTTGGTCTAAAAAAGATGAGCAGGACCTAAAAAAATGAACCTTTGAGAATAAATAGGACATCTTTAAAAAAGGGGATGTCAGAAGAAACGGAAAACGTGAAGACAATTGATAAGTTTGAGGATATGGGAATAGAGGAGAAGGTACTCCGTGGTGTGTTTGGTGTGGGTTTTGAGACACCATCAGAGATTCAGAAAAGGGCAATTAAGCCAATCATTGATGGCAACGATGTTTTAGCACAGGCCCCATCAGGAACCGGTAAGACAGGAGCGTTTACAATCGGGTCTTTGTGCCGTATTGATGTTTCAAACCCAAATACACAAGTGCTAATTATGGCCCCTACAAGAGAGTTGGCCACACAAATAGAGTCTGTGGCCAGGGGCATCGGACAATATGCCAATATTACATTTGCCTCTGCCACTGGAGGCAATCCTGTACGTGACGATGTAAGCGCCCTTCAACGTGGCGCACAATTTGTTATCGGCACACCTGGCAGGGTATTTGATTTAATGGACCGCAAGGCGTTGAAGCGCGATCATATTAAGGTGCTAATTCTGGATGAGGCCGATCAGATGTTGGAGGGGCGTTTTAGGGAGCAAATGGACTGTATTATGAATCAGGGATTTCCAGAGTTCACCAAGGTGGCGCTATTTTCGGCAACTATGCCTGATGAGGTTATTACAGTAGCAAATAAACTTCTGGTAAATCCTATTCGTATCTTGCTTCCACCAGAGAAGGTCACCTTGGAAGGTATTCGTCAGTACTTTGTAGAACTTCCACGGGATGAGTGGAAGTTTGACTGTCTATGTGATTTATACACACACATCAATATTAATCAGGCTATTATTTACTGTAATGAGCGACGCAAGGTGGAGTGGTTGGCAAAGCGTCTTCAGGAAAATAAGTTTGAGGTGGGCTATATTCATGGTGAAATGGAGCAAAAGGAGCGCAAGGAGACGGTCCGCCTATTTCGCTCTGGCGCAGTCCGTGTTTTGGTAAGTAGCGACCTTTTAGCCAGAGGCATTGATGTACAGCAGGTATCACTTGTAATTAACTTTGAACTGCCACCACAACGGGAGAACTACATTCACCGTATTGGCCGTTCGGGTCGTTTTGGTCGCAAGGGTGTGGCCATTAATCTTGTGACCCCCGATGAGAAGTCAGACCTTGCTGATATTGAGAAACATTATGCAACGACGGTGACCCCTCTTCCCAACTCTATTGCGGATTTGCTGTAAATTAATATTATGATTCAATATAAAATATGAACAAAGGACTATCTTTATCATTTATAACTGTGATTAAAGATAGAACAAATATAAATGTTGAATATAATAATACAATAATTAATCTTAAACTTTTTGAGAATAATTTAAGAGCATTAATTGAGTTAATAGAACCCGGCGATGATTGGGAATATATTATAGTTGATTACGAATCAAAGGATGTTAATATGGCAGAGTTTATCAATTCATTGCCTAAAAAGCCCAATTTGAATTTTGTTATATACACCCAAAAAGAGAAATTTGACAGAGGGGGTGGATTGAATTTTGGACTAAGTAAAGCAACAAAAGAAAATACATTTTGTCTTGATTCCGATATGTTGATAAAGACAAGAGAACTTTTTAACGATATAAATACATATGTTGTTGAACAAAATAAAGTTCTTTTTCCAATTTGCTACAGTTACAATGAACCGGAACATCTAACTGGGTTCAAGCGAAACACGGGTTTAGGAATGGTTATACAGAAAAGAGACAGTGTAATCAAATATGTTAATAATAAAACGTGGGGCCACGAAGACCTGAAAAACTACAATTATTATACATCAAAAAATCAGGCAGTAAGAACATATTATGGTACAAATTATGTTCATCAATGGCACCCAGAAGAATTAAAACATATCAACTATAAATAATCCCCATATATACAATATATTTTATTATAGTAATATAATATATTTTTTTTTAAGCGGAACACATAGTACATTCAGCAGGACCTTCTGGCGCAATTGTGAATTGTTGTGGTGCCACGGGTGCCTTTGTTCTCAAATAGTAAATGCCGGTCTTCAATCCCTTTGACCACGCATAGAAATGCATAGAAGTAAGGTTAGAATATCCAGGATCCTTTACAAACAGATTCAAACTCTGACTTTGACATATATACGGACCCCTATCGGCTGCCAAATCGATCAAGGTCTTTTGTTTAATCTCCCAAACAGTCTTATAAAGATTTTGTATTTGAGCAGGTACTTCAGAAAGCCCCTGGATCGAACCGGCCCGTGCCACAATTTTGTCCTTTAATTCTGGAGACCATAATCCCAGTTCTAATAAGTCACGAACAAGATACTTATTGACCTGAATGAACTCCCCGGCAATAGTTCGTCGTGTATAGATATTTGTAGTAAATGGCTCAAAACACTCATTAAATCCCAAGATTTGGGACGTACTGGCTGTTGGCATTGGAGCAACTAGTAGCGAATTGCGCAACCCATATTTCATAACGGATTCACGCAGTCCAACCCAATCTAAACCATCATCCACAATATCAACATTTTTCCACAAATCGGGTTGTAGCAAACCCTTGGAACTTGGCGACCCTTCCCAAGTGCTGTATGTGCCTTGTTGCTTAGCCAGGTCCACAGATGCCTCCACGGCGGCATAATACATATGGGCAAATATGCGCTTATTTAACAAGACAGCGTCAGGATTGACACTAGTTTTACCATCATCGGTTGTTTCCCAAGGAATCTTCATCATAGCAAATACATCGGCAAGTCCCTGAACTCCAAGACCAATGGGACGATGTCTCATATTAGAGCGCCGACAGGCTTCTGTGGGATAGAAATTAATATCAATAACATGGTTAAGATTTCGGACAACAATCTTAACGGTCTCCCTAAGTGCCTCAAAATCATAAGCCCCCTCCAAAACAAACGAAGGTAAGGCGATCGATGCTAGATTACACACAGCGGTCTCATCCGGTGACGAATACTCAATAATCTCAGAGCAAAGGTTGCTACTCTTAATCACGCCAACATTTTGCTGGTTAGACTTCAAATTGGCAGCATCCTTATACACAAGATATGGCATTCCTGTCTCAATTTGGGCAGACAATATCTTAAACCAGAGTTTCTGTGCCGATAAAACAGTTCGCCCACGCCCTTCCTGCTCATACCGCTCATATAGGTTTTTGAAATCCTGTCCAACAACATCTGCCAAACCTGGAGCCTCATTGGGACAAAATACGGTCCAAGTGCCATTGTCACGAACACGCTCCATAAATAGATCAGGAACCCAAAGCGCATAAAACAGGTCACGTGCACGCTCCTCATCATTGCCATCATTCAGTTTCAGGTCAAGAAAATCCTCAATATCGGCATGCCACGGCTCTAAATAAATAGCAAAGGAGCCGTTGCGTTTCCCACCACCCTGATCCACATAACGGGCCGTTGCGTTATAGTTTCGCAACATAGGCACAATTCCATTACTGGTACCGTTAGTCCCGTAAATAGGCGACCCCTTTGCCCTAATATTATGAATATGAAGACCAATACCACCAGCATTCTGACTAATAAGCGCACAATCCATTAGTGTCTCATAAATCCCCTTGATACTATCGTCTTTCATTGCCAAAAGGAAACAAGAGGATAACTGGGGACGGGGTGTTCCAGAATTAAACAGGGTTGGTGTAGCATGTGTAAAGAGTTTGCGACTCATCATATCGTAAGTTTGTAATCCCTTGTCCAAATCATTTACCCATAGACCAAGTGAAACACGCATCCACATGTGTTGGGGTCGCTCAATGATTTTGCGTGTAGAATCACGGAGCAAATAGGCCTTTTCCAACGTTTTGAATCCAAAGAAATCTAGCAAATAATCACGGTCATAAACTATACTTTTCTCAATAACTTCTGCGTTTTCCATAACAAAATCATAGAGTTCCTTACTAACCACTGGACGATGCCTTCCAAGTTTATCTTGACTATTATACAGTATCTCTATGCCCTCAGCAAATGTGCGTTGTGTATTACGCTGATGATTACTAATCACAATGCGTGATGCCAAAGTCCCATAGTCAGGATGTATGGTAACATTGGAAATACACAAATCGGCGGCCAACTCATCCAACTTGGAAGTTGGAATTCCATCCACAATTTGCGCCAAGACCTTCTGTGCTAAAGCGGTAAAATTACATTGTAGCCCCTTGCCAGTTGTTTTTAGACGGTCGCTAACCTTCTCAAACGCAACAGGCTCCCTGCGACCATCACGCTTCAGCACATACATGTCGTTAGTAATGTCAGCCAATTGATTGCTCATTTTTTAAGAAAACAAAACAAAAATGCCTGGTCTCAATTTTGCTCTGTTTTATCGTAGAATTAAAATCTCATATGTTAATATACAAGAAGTGTATGGAGATCGATTTAAGCCTAATACTTTATATTATAACGTCCATTCTTAACTTAATAGGTAAAATTATTGCAGAAAGGAAAAAATATATGGAAAAACAGTGTTCTAAACATATATTTACAGCATATGATCCTAACACTAAAACAAACTAACCGTCAAAACAATAAAACAATAAAACAATAAAATAATAAAACAATAAAATAATAAAAACAAACTCATTCCTCAAATTATCTTTTAATGATTAAATTATATTACAGTGATGAAGTACTAAAATAGCGTCGTAAATTAATGAAACTTATCCATCAACAAATAAAACCACCCTAGTAATAAGAAGACATGCAGACTTTGGATATTATAGCAATTATAGGATTTATTGTAGTCGGTCTTATAGCCTTAGAAATTCTGGGCGATCCACGATTTAGAGAGGGCTTCGTATCATTAAGCCCCGCCACCTTTGAAAAAGAGAACAATGTTCCGGCACACTTATTGAAAGATAAAATCAGTGTCGCAAGACCACACAATTTATTTGGAACCCTGACCAGTCAAAAATGCTTTGAACAGGATGGAGAGCGCCTTATAGAAAAGGTAGGCAATTATTCCCAGCGTACAAACAATTACAAACACACCTACCCGGATTCATGTTCAGCCCCCTTTCACGAATTAGTGGGGTCTTTCTATGCTCCCAGAGAGGGCGCAATTGGCTCCCCTATACCCAAAGATTATACTATAAAACATATCACCGAATGTTCAGTCAATAAATAACGGGACTTTTGGGTCAATGGTTTCGTCAACCATCTGTGCCAGAAAAGAGGGGTCGCTCCGTGCTAAAAAGACATCCTTCCAAAAACGATTGTATTCGGGCAGTCCCTCTGTATTCCACCAACGGCGGTTGCGCCTTACAGTTATAAGTTGCCAACCGGTTATTTGCCAACATGATATTTCCAAGAGGGTGGTTCCGCTAAGATCGGGTCGCCAATTCATAGCACCTTCTCTACCATTTTCAGTATTGTCAAATAAGGGCGAATATACATATTTCCAGGTTGTGTAATCGGTAATACTGCCTGTTACTGCAACCGCTCCAACAAAAGCCGGTCCAATATTTCCAGTTTTCCAAACACCATTTTTTACAGTTTCAAGTTTACATTCGCAATAATCCGCCACTTCCAAATCGCATACTTCTAACTGAATTTGTATTTGACAATAATATTGTCTGGGTATAATTTCATCTTCTAATTGTCTTGATATAGGGGCTTTAATTTCTAGTAGCCGTCCGATTTTATTACCGCTTTGAACAATTCCATCTGGACTGGCAGCAAGATTGGTAAGTTTGGAGTGTTTAATCCGACCTAAACCAGCAAACACATCACAGTTAGTTAATTTAGAATAAATATCACGAACAACGGGTTCATATTTCATTCCCCAAAATGTGGCAGGTAGTTTATCGTCTTTAGATAGAAGAACTGTTTGGGGTAATAATCCGTCGCTAATTGGTTTACTAATCTTGTTTTTAATAAGGTTGGTACGGGCTACTAAAGTACCGTACACGTCAGAAAATTCACTTGCGGTTAATAAATCATATTTTTCAAGATGCCAATCAAGAGAATGCTGGGAGGAAGAAACTATTTGTTTCACTCTATTCATTCCAGAAATATCGGTAACAACTGTTTGAAGAGATAAATCACGACGATATAAATAATACTCCCATATCAGACTTTTAAGAATGGTGGTCGCATCATCACGACTTTTTTTATTTTTATAGGTTGGTAAAACGCACTCCTCAAATAACTTTATTATTTCAGATTCTTCTATCCACTCAGTCAGATCCCAAGTGTCTAAAAGTTCTTCAGGAGAATTATCATCTACAAAATCATCTAACCAAGAACAAATTTGTGAGTATACCATCTATTTATATACAATATAATTTACAATATAATTATATGATAACAAAAACAATACAGATTGCCCCATAGGCAAATGGTCATTTTAAACCCGTGCTGATTTACTATAATTAGTAAAAAAACAAGCACCGTATTTTATTAGTAGGGCTTTTTGAGCATTATCTGTAGTTTTAATGATTTCAAGAGTATGATTCATTATATGAAACCATTTATTATTATGTAGGTCATAAAACATACGAACCCGCTCTTCCATTAATGTAATAACGGAATATACTCTTTAACTGATTTGAAATGTTACCCAACGTGACAATCTAAGGATACTATCACGTATGATTGGTAGATGAACGATTTAACGTATTATGTAAAAACATGCGTTGGTAAATTTAGGGTAGAAAAATCATGTTCGTATAATTTAGACGGCAGTATAAAATATAATTTATTGAAAATCGGAGGACAAAGATTCTGTATTGAATATACATTTAGAAATGACTCCGATACAGTGGAATTACAATGGATTAGAACTGAAAAGGAGGGTTGTGAAATGTCAAATATAAGTATTAAAGGAACCAAAACGTTACATCTATTTAATTTATCTGTTAATTTACTCAAACATTATGGCAATTTTAAATATATAAAATTTATCGATAATAGCAATTTCGATTGTATTTTACCCGATAATAAAGTTACAAAAATTTCTCTGAATAAATACTACATTCTATTTCATCGTAAAACTTGGTATGAAACTAAACTAAATGCCATACCTAAATATTCTGAAGATATAGAATCTTACAATAAAATAAAGGAATTATTTAATAATCCCTTAAGAAAACCAAAATACTTTGATTTCAAAAATGATGATTTAACAAAAATTCTTACCCCTATTTTTGATTCTTCTAAAACATGGGCCGAATTTTTAGACAATATATATAAATTACCAGATATATGTCAAAAAATTTATCCTTGGTATATTGATGCTATAATGTACATAAAATCCCCCTATAAATTACCAGAAGAATGGATTATAATTATTGATGATAAAATACCAGAAATCAAATATGAACGGATTTTATTTGGTTCTGGTACAAGGAAATCAAAAAAACTTCCTGAATATAAGGGCGAATTAACATATTATATTCCTGATCCAGAAGAAATTCGCAATTTTAAATATATTTTATAAAAGCCTACACAAATATTGGCTATAATCATTTATTACATGAGTGTACTCTTTCTTTGACAAAGATAAAAAAAAGATATTTTTCCACACAATCAGATGACTCATCAAAATGAAAACAATAAACATCCTGAAAATAAGACCAACAACGATTGTCACAAAAAGTATTATAATTACATAATAAATAGCCAATAGTTTATATTTTATTACATAAATAAAATATAAATGTTCTCATCGTGGGTTCGTTAAACACAATCTTTCATTTTTATCAAAGTAAATAGCATGAGCAGTAAAAGCAACACACGATTCTTCATCCTGTAAACATATCTTTTTATTTTCTATTTTTTCACAGAGTTTTACTAACCATAACCAATCTTCTTCATTCAGTTCGCTTATACATCTAATATTCCAAATCATAAAATCTTTATAAGACATATTTCTATGAATACTATTACATTCTTCGGCCACCATTCGGTGATAAGTCAACTCATTTATAATATATTTGGCTATTGTGCTAATTCCCATTATACTTAACACAAATAAAACTGCCTTTATATCCTGCCAAATAAAATCATTTCTGTATATGCTCCATTGCACAACTCATTCGCATAAGAGGACAGATAAAAATTCGCCCACTAGTTTGCCGTATTTTTCTATGAAATGAAACGTGTTCGCACTGTCCAAATATGATATTATTGTCTTTATCACGATTAAAAGCATCATACCTACAACCTCTAATTTTACTAATCTTATAAATGCCAAGACCATTAAAAGACGATTCGGTTTCTATTAATGGCATATGTACCGGAATAGGTTTTTGATAATTTTTAATACAAGTTCTTACTGGTATATCATCTACAATTTCATTCCAACAATCGTGATTCAAGGGTTTATCCCATATTTTACCATGTAACTCATCTTTCCAAATGTGTGGAGGAATTCGCAAAGCCCATATATCATAATAAGACCCTGCGCAATTAGCCGTCAATCCGTCCCAGTGCTCAATAGTATATTTGGAAAATATTTCAACAACATTTTGGCTATCAAAGTCTTTCATAACATCGTCCAAGTCAATCATAATTAATAAATCATAGTCGGCATATTGTTTTTCCACCAAATTTAACAAAGTATTCCTACCATGTGTGATAATTTGTACTCTACTATGAAAACCACTATATTTATTTGCAATACCATTTTCACTTATATACTGAAATTTACTACAGTGTTTCTTAAAAGTCTTAAATCGTTCAATTGTGTTATCGGTGCTGTCGTTCTCATAAATTATTATTTTATATTGATTAAATTTCTTCCCCAAATGTGATAATTTTACAAGGCGGTCTAAAATATAACTACCACTGTTTTTAGTACAACCACATATGACAACTTTATAATCAAGCATTTACTATATAAATGTTTGCTTCTTTTATACCCTTGTAGAAGGCTAAGTAAAACCCACCACGTTATAAGAGTAAACTACACCCAATGTCTTAACGGGACAAATACCATTATTAAAAATCCAGATATCTGTAAATATCTGTAAATATCTGTAAAAAAGACTTAAAAATTGACCGTGGGGATAAAATATACCCATACCCAAAAATGATGGACACCGAACCATTACAGACTACATTTTATACTTTTGCCGTCATAGGCTTTGTAAAGGCGATGTATGATATCTCAATTGCGCTCTGTGCCAGAGACACACTTGTGGATCAACTTACAGAAATCAAATCCGAACTTGTCAATATTAGACTAACTTTGGAAGAGATCCAAAATAAATCAGATACGCAATCAACTAACCAATCTGAATCCGAAGAGGTTGAGCAGTATCAAATTCCCCCTCCTAATATGATTGAAGAGCAACCAGAACAACCTGAGCAGCAGGAGCAAAAGCAAGAGGACAAACACGATGTTATTCGTCGTCTTATTAAGGAGGGAACCGAACTTTACTGTACATACAAATCAACGACTTTAATGGGTACATTTCATCTTAAGGAATCCGCCCCCCACGGATACGTTATACGTGACAGTCTAGATGTAGAATACGACACCCCCACCCATTTCAGTTTCACAAAAAAGCGCCTAATTAATCCAAAAATCCATTCGGACAATGGCTGGGATTCTGTCTATATTCACAGTGGCACAAATAAGAAGGGTGAACCCAAGAAGGTCACGTTGAAGACACTGGTTGACCCACTCTAAACATAAAAATAATATATAATAGATTTTTTATATTGTAATACACTATAAAAAACACAAATGAACCAAACGTCTATTTCTTCAAATCAAATCCATGTATCCAAGAAACAACGGTTTCGGTGTTAGAAGAAACCAACTTTGAAACAATAGTTTTTGGTTTTACCACTAAAAAAGTAGGCAAACTATTAATATCACAAAAACCAGCGCTAATGTCATTGACCGTTTGTTCCACTTTCCAAACTGGAAGCCCCACTGCCTTTGCCGCCACTTCTATATGTTCCAAACTGAGTCTTTTACATGCTCCACACCAAGATGCAGTAAAATACACAATAAAAGCACTATCCTCTTTTCTAACACCAACTGGTTTTGTCGGGGCGGCCGTTCCATTCCAATACATTTCAAAATCGTTATGTGTATCAAAAGTCCTCATTTATATTGACATGTATCTTATTTAATATTTTTTATCGCACACTAACCATGTCGGACAATATTTTAGCACTACCTGCCATTGTAATAGCGGTTAATGTACCGGCAATAATAGGCCCATAGGAAATGGTATCCTCTTTTTTCAAGCCACCGCCAGTCATACCGCTTATATTGGGCTTGGAGCCACTTGCATCGCTATTAGTTCCTATGCTATTAGTTGCTACGCCACCACTTGCATCGCTACTGCCACTTGCATCGCTACCAAAAGACAAATTGGGAAATGGCGGTGGAGTAGGCAATTTTAATAATTTAAGAGCCTCCAATTCTGGCATTTTTGACGTATCCACGTTAAAAGGTAAAATAGGCACAGCCGCTCCAGATTCAGGATACAGTTTAGATTTTAATCCCAAGTCCAAAAATGGCCACGCCGCTTCGCCAGTAAATCCCTCCTTTGGAATAAAAAGATCCTCTGCTGATATTTTCTTAGAAAACCACATATTAAATAGTGGAGGTGCTGATATTCCTTCTTTCATCATATTTTCCGGATAGAAAAACACATTCACAATATCCCAAATTACCCACATCCATCCAAAAAAGAAGAACAGATTGAAATTCGCAAAGAATTTCGCAAATCCCTGCCACGGTTCCCCCAAATAGAATTTATCCATTCCAAATAAACCAAACATTAACGTCAACATTGCGTATATCACAATTTCTTTCTTGGATTTAGGAACCTTTTCACCTTCTTTACCAAATTTTAGGGGATCCAGAAAAACACCACGTCCAATTCCTCTAATCCAATCAAATGGAGAGGTTAATCCCTCATTGCGAACTTTCTTACTATCGGATACAATTTGTACAATATCCCAAACATACCACATTCCAAGAGTGATGATGTTAAATAAAAATTTTTGTAAGGCGGTTCCAAATGAGCGCAAATAGAAATGATCTAATCCGAAAAATCCAAAAATAAATGACAACGCAATAAAAACATAGAAATTACGATCGGGAACCTTCCATACGTCAATATCACTGAAATGATGTGGTTGAACAAAAGGCGGTTCTGTGGCAACCGGTGAAGCCGTATCCGCTTCTAAAGGCATATCTATGGATCTTCGTTAATTTTATTATTTGTTAGGAACGAACGCCGGGATTATAATATAACTATGCCGTGAATAATACACCACCTAATCCAGCGGCAATACGAAGCACATTGTAATTAATAGCATACACGGTTATTGTTGAATCATTGCGAATAATTGTGTTGTTCATATTACAAGACAAAATGATGTTATCAATGCGACTGGCATTTAAAGAGCCTTGTGGTTGCGCCGCTTCAGGTGATAAACTGAAAGAATAAACATATATATAATCATTGGCAGGTATGGAAGTGTGTCGTTGCCATGGTTGAACAAGTCGAAAATAGGCAGCATCGCGCACTTCAAAACGGTCATACCCATCCAATCGTAATACGGCGTTGCTTATTTGATCGTATTTATAACCCGTTTCAATACCAATAATATTAGAATAGTTAAACCACTCATTTGTAAAAGATACCCTGTTCTGTTGTACAACCCATATAATCTCTTTGATAGGATTATTGAAATCCAAAGTCACATTTATTATACTATTTCCCTTTGGAATAGCGGTTGGATTTTGCCGTTGTACCTGTTCAATTAAATACTCATGATTGGAACTGACAAATCTGCGTCTTTCGTCGGTATCAAGGTGAATATAATCACCCCACAATACAATAGAATTAATACTGGGTGGTGGACTCAAAGTCTGATTGGGAATATATCCCGAATAATTGGGATCCAAACTTTCCCTATAGAAGAGTGTTTGAACCGACTTGAGTTTAATATAGAGTTTTACAGGATGTGCCTGTAGAGCCACCAATGGCAGACTCAACCCAATATTATTACAGAACCAGAATCGTAGTGGAATAAATAATTTCAGGGGTCCAGTTTGTGCGTCGGGTGTAAAAACCTGTACATTACCAACCATGTTATCAAATCCGGGTTTCTTGGAGGCATCGACTTGTAATTGTGATATAACATGTAAGAATTCGCCATATTGTCTGTCTATTTCTTTTCCTCCAATTTCAAGACTAATATAGTCAATCATAGCATGACCTATACCATTAACCCATGATGTGTCTCCTGTTGGTGGCGCTCCACGGCTTTGGGGCAACATCGGGAGTGAGACTTCAAGTATAAGGGTGTAGG